GTAAGTTTGCTCTGTTGGCGACTCTTCCATAAGCACAACACCATCTTTACCAACTTCGTCCCAAGCTTCAGCAATAATCTTACCAATGGTTTCATCACCGTTTGCGGAAATTGTACCAACTTGTGCTACTTCTTCCATAGTTTTAACTTCTTTACTTAGATCAGAGAGTTCTTTGACTAATACATCAACCGCCTTTTCAATACCTCTTTTCAAACTCATTGGGTTTGCACCAGCGGTTACGTTTTTAAGACCTTCACGATAAATCGCTTCAGCTAATACTGTAGCTGTAGTAGTTCCATCTCCTGCAATATCAGAAGTTTTAGAAGCCACTTCTTTTACCATCTGGGCACCCATGTTTTCAAACGCATCCTCGAGTTCAATTTCTCTGGCGACTGATACACCATCTTTGGTTACCGCTGGTGAACCAAATTTTTTATCTAAAATTACATTACGACCTTTTGGTCCCAAAGTAACTTTAACTGCATTACTGAGTTTTTCCACACCTCGTAACATAGCATCACGGGCTTCTGTATCAAAAATAATTTGCTTAGCCATTCATTTTCCTTTTTTTTTGTATTTCGCTAGTAGATTATACTAAAAAATATAAAATTTAAAATTAAATTTTCGATAATCTATTCGGTTAATTTTTTTATTGATAGTTACTACCGTCTTTAAACAGTATGTAAACAACGAAAGCGGTAAGTAGATTAATGGACCAATTTTCATTACCACCAAATAGTCCTAAGCTTGCACTAAATAAGTTTAAGCCAACTGTAAACCACATTAATAACCTCATAATATATTCTCCTACTTGGTTACACCAATTAATTCTAACTCTTCATCTTTATATTGTATTCTTGCTTGATTATCTAAAACTTTGTATAAAAGAAAAGGACCTGTTTTGTGATTTACAACACCTGTATAGACACTCTGTCCTTTTTCTATTGCTAGACCAAACTGCATCCAGTGATTAAAGTTTTTTGAGGAAATATCTGGTCCATTATGTACGAACATTTCATCTCTACAGAATGCTCTCCAGTAAAATATCAGATAGTTATGTTTAGGTTCTTTTTTGACAGCTTCGGATATGTCGAAAGTGTTTTGTATTCCATAACCCTCAGGCCACTTATTAAAATACATTTCGTATAAACCATTATCTTTAACTGGTGTATCATCGATTCTTGTAAATCTTCCTGCTCTGATTGGTGAGAAACATGAGTCTTTCATTCCATCGAGATTAATAGGATAATCTTTTATAAATTCAATCTCTTTGTCTAACTCTGGAAAATAACATGTCGACCAGTATATGTCCAGTCTATCAGGTATTGAAATACAGTTTGGGTATTTTTCGACCAGTTGAGCATATTCATAGGTCATCGTCCGTTCAACTCCGAAATCACCTAAACACTCCGACACACACACATCAAAATAATCTTCATTTTGAGGAAGTTCAGATACATCAGTAACTACTTTCCAATTATAGTGTTCGTTATGGTTGGTTGAAACCATGTCACGAATAATACTATGTAAACTTTGCATCTCTTCAACAAACCAAACTTCTTTTGCACCACACATGAGTGCATATGTACCTAAGATTCCAGAACCGGCACCGAAGTCAACAACGATTTTATCCTTACAATGCTTTTTAATCTGTTTAAAAAAGGCGGTTGCTCTTAGTCGATCTTTCAACATACACATATGTGATTCAAGTTGTTGGTATTCACCACTAAAATGTGAAAAAGCATGTTTACTAAATACTGTATTTTCATAGACACTCATACGACTATTATACAAACTGTTTTATATTTTTATAAAAAAAGGAGCGTCAAAATACACTCCTTCAGAGGTTATTTATCAATGAGTTTAAAATGGATATTCTCCAGAATAATAATTATCTCGTGGATCATTTGACCAATTAACGTAACTTCCGAATAAATAATCAAATGCATTTAAGAATTTACAATACACAGATTCTATGCTCTCGTAAGAATCAAATGTTCTTTTTAAATATAAATCGACAAGTTCATCATCAATATCCAACTGCGAAGTCCAAGTTTTAGCCAGAACATAAAGCTGATCTAACGACCACTCATTAAAATCTATATCTTTCTTTTCCGGTAAATTTAAAAGTTTCTTTTTCATTTTAGTCCTTACGGTGGAATTTTCCTTAACTTTAAAGAATTAGGGAGGTTTTACCCTCCCTTGAGTTTTTTGTTTCTTTCATTATGAGGTTAAAAGGTGATTTCATCTAATGTCTCAAGTATCTCTTTCGACTTGTTTTTAAGATTAGACTTAACTTGTGACGACTCTTTGATCAGGTCGCTGTCTGTTCCGGCAATCTCTTTCTTGATCAACTCGGCAACATCGTTTAACTTCTTATCTTCTAGAATGTTTAAACTCACAACTGAATCAGTCAACTCAGACAGGTTTTGTAACGCTCGCTTGTATCGACTTCCTTCGGTCTCAGTTTTCTTTAAGATGCCTTCAACAGACTTCTTGAGATTTGCTACCAACTCACCTTGAGCGGACTTCAAATTCGACTCATACTCACGAATTGTTTCTGCCTTGATCGTCTCAAGTTCGGCATCGGTCAAACCTTCAATTCGAAGGTCAGTCATATCGGTGATAGGTTCGAAGAACAACACCGCATTGAATCGGTCCATAATGTCTTCTTTCTCAGGAAAAGAATCTGAACGGTAAAGATCACCTAATCGTCTTTGAGCCATCTCTTGAAGAATTTCATAGTTCATGTAAATTTCATCATAAACATAGGAACGAAACGCCTCTACTCGCTTTTGAATCTCTTTGTTCAAAGCGGGATAATCTTTGGCGGGCATAATACGATAACCACCGTCTTGGAAAGGAAGACTAGCTTTCGCAACCGCTTTACGAATACCGATTGAATGCTCACGAATCTCTTTCTGAACCGATTTCGGAAACATACTCACACCGACATTAATCGCATCTGCATCGGCAGAGTTATTACTGGCCAGTTCGTACTGACCATCAGTTGACTTCACATTACCGTTGAAAGATGAAACTCGAATGCGAGTCTTAACTAACTTTTTGATAACAGAAGTAGCATCAATTTTACTCATTTTAACCTCTTTCTTTTTTTGAATTTTCAAATTTAATTTCTCACTCATCGTTATATTAGGAATATAGGACATTTCCTTCGGAATGTCAATTACTTATTTCAGCTAATTTCGATAATTTTGTGTAGCTTGGACAAACACATGACTCTGGGTTTTTCTCAGACATCATCGCTAAGATCGTTGCCTTGTATTCAGCAGGTAGTCTCATCGCATACTGATAAACCTTCTCACAAAGGTCGGTGTCATCTTTGGCATACTCAACCAAGCCAGTAGTCACGGCAAACAATACTGAAGGCTCGTAATCGATTCTGGCATTATCAGGGTCAGCAACGATTTGGTCAGGAGTTTCCGCTTCTTTGTAAAGGTCGATAAACGCCTTGTACTGAATCGAAGCGGGAACACCGATTAGACCAGCCATCACTGGAAGCATAATGTCCTTGGTTTCAAAGTTGAAACCTTTGTTGATTGAAGTGACAACTCGGTCAACGAAGTCGAGTGAACGCCTTGTGGCGAAACTTTGGTCTTCAAAATCTTCATCAGCTTCTAACACTTGGTGGCCAGCAAACTTGTCGAATGCCCGTCTTTCGGGTGAGATACCATTCTCACTTGCCCACTTGTCATAAGACTCATTATCACCGGAAATGTACAGCATACATAAACGGTTGATGGCAGCCTTAGATAAAGGAGTTGTATACATGTCACTCGAACCGTTCATAGCACCGACAAAGACAACTTTATCCGAAATCTTTTCGTTAGCAATCTTACGACCAAGTAAAATGTTTAGAATCACGTTCTGTAACATCTGGTCACAACGGTCAAGTTCATCAAAGAAAATCACCGTCAAAGGGTCATCTTCTTTCGCATCTCTCTCAAGAGGAATCCATTCAGCACAAACTTCATGGACACGACCTTCAACTTCTTTAGGAAGAGAGAAGTTTGAAATATCCATCTGAGACAGAATACGAGTCTCAAGGACAGCATTGATACCGTTCTTGTTTAACGCACCCACAAAATCTTCGATAGCGGTAGTTTTACCACAACCAACAGGACCGACAAGTACTGGTGGAATCTTAGATTTCATCAAAACAGCGATTGCCCGTTTGGCTTGCTGTGGTGTGATTTTCATAACTTTACTTTCACTCATAATTTTTTATAACCTCACTTTCAATACCTGGAATATATCCTATTTTAATAAAATTGTCAACAACTATTTTACTTAACATGAATTGTTTTTCCCACCTCACCTTTGAGCCTTGAGGTTGACAACCACAGACAGTCAATACCTTTTAGGTCTTTTTTGAAAGACTTAGGACCTGGGTCATCTTGGTGCCAGTCCCACTCAAATTCGAGATCAGTCATTACGACCATTAACTTTGGTTTTTGTTTGAGGGTTTTAAGTTTGTCAACAACACATTGAAACTTAGTACCACCTCGACCAACCATTTCAACCTCTTCAAGATTTGTATTTTTCGTGATTGTTCTTTCATCACGAACCTCTGTATCGAACTGCCATAAATCGTAACTATCTAATGACATCAAGGCATTTTGACCTTCCGTTAAGGTCGCATCAAAATCATCTTGTCGCATAGAGCAGGATGTATCCATAACAAATAGAATATCACCTGGTGTTTTTACTTGTCGAGTAGGCATAATAAAATTACTACGAACTCGTCTCGAAGGAACTAACCAGTTATAACCAGCTTTTTTCTGAGACGACAAATAGTTTCGAAGAAGAACCTTCCAGTTTACTTCACCTTTTCCTGTTAGTTCGTTTATCTTTTCTTTTATAGAACTTGGAACATGGTCACCGGATTCTTGAGCGGCCGCTATCGCCTGCATTATCATTGAGTTAGCTTCTTGTTCAGCCTCTTCTAAATCATCAGGTTCACAAGCTTCAAATTCACCAAAAGTATTTGTAGTATCCGAACCTACTTCAGTATCATCAGAACTTTCTTCGTCAGAACTTTCACTATCACTACCTGAAGAGTCATCACTTGAATCATCGGAGGAATCACCGTTTGAACTCGATGAATCGCCTGGGTCAGTTGCTACTGAATATTCTTCTGTCTCATTTTCTTGAGACTCATCTGACTGATTTTCTTTTTCCTCTTCTTTTTTCTTTTGAATTAAATCGTAATAATACTCAGCACTCTTACCGAAAGGATAGTCGCTGTAATCACCTCTACCGGGAAGAAGAGCATCTTCTGGGAAACCGTCTAAATCAAAAATCTCACAGTTGAGTGCTAGGTCGGCCGCCACATTATAATCACGGTGATTATAGTTTTTGATTTTTGAACCTCTTAAGTGGTGCTTAAACACAAGGTGTAAAATCTCATGCATCAAAATAACTTTTGTGGTTGAAAACTTTAGAGAACTTGCAAAATCTGGATTGTAAAGCAACTCTTTTGAGTTGATTGCAAACGTATTGATCTTTTTAGTCTCTACTAACTTGAGTCGTAATAAAATACTAGCGTAGAACGGCTCTGTCTTAATTAGTGACATCCTCGCTTCTTTTACAATGTCTTTAATGTCGAAACTCATATCTCTCTCACTTTCTACAGACATCTTATCCTAGATATGGCGGAAAGTCAACAGTTAAATTGAGATATTTTTAAGGTCGTCTATTAAGTAAAAATCCCAACTGGGATGAACTCTTTCTTCAATAGCTTGTATATTTTGATTTTTACATAAGACTCTTGCACCACACATAGCACCGAAATAAGGTACAAAACCCTCGGGTGATATAATTGTATAAGCGGATGCTAATATATCAACCAATTCTTGAATGCTTGTTTTATTATACAAAGAGTTTCTATATTTTGAATACTTCTGTTCATCATCTCCACTACCTACTATATAAGTATCTGGGTATCTAGACATGAATTCCTCTATTTCTTGCTCACTAAATTCTTTCTTTCCGTAATCGACACCGCCCGATCTTGGATTTAAAACTATGTTTACATCAACAGCATTGTGATTTATTTCAGGAAAAGGTTCTATAACCCAAGAGTCTTCATCTCCTGGGTTTTTATCCGACCAACCTGTTCCAAGAAACATGTCAAATTCATCTCGGTGTTCTTTTTGCCAGTCCCAAGAGTCAACCGTTATTACTTCGTTTGATATGTTCTGTGAATTGTAAAATTTATGTATGACCTCATTGAGCGAGTCATTTCGTGTTCTTATATGAGTTACATGAACATTCGATAATTCATCTTTTGTAAAAACTGCATGAAGTTTTGCAAAAGATAGTGCTGAGTCTCCGAATCCACCGCTTGTTAAAGCTTTTACCATTTTGGGTTATACCTTTTTCTAAAGTCATCTATACTATGTAATGTCTTATTCATTATATGATGTGGATGTTCGCCTTTATGTTCAAATAATAACCCATCATTTGTAATAAAATCACTTATCTGGAAAGGTGTTCTATGTCCAAACATTTGTTCATTTTTATCTACCCATGTTTCCTGATCATTCAAATCAAATTTTAAATATACTTCATCCATCCACTGAACTTTGTAGTTTTGCTCTGTTGGATATTCTGTTTCCCAGAACGCTCTCTTACAATATGGATCGAGTAATAAACTATAGTGATACATGTAACTATCATGTTTGAAAACATTTTCTTTTGGTCTGTTCCATCTTTGGAGGGGAACATAATGATCGGACTTATCAGTAATTTTAAAAAGTCTTCGTCTGTCATTCAACAGATAGTTTTGCATATTAATATAAAAGAACTTTTCTTTTGTTTCCACACAATCGTAGTCAGAATCGAATATGTTCTTTTTAATGTCTTCCCAATCTTCCTTGAAATAAAACTCATCACAATCCAATAACCACACCCAGTTGCCAACTTCAAAGTTATCACTAGCTTGAAGCATGGCATTTAGTGTGGGTGTCTTAGATTCGTAATGTGTTCCACCAAAGTATGTTGGTACATATTTTACTTTTTTATTATCAAGATACAAACTTACTGTCTTGTAAGTGTCATCTTCAAAATGTTTTACGGCATCGGAATGATAACCAACGGACACAATAACTTCGTCACAATATTCTTGTGCTTGCTCAAGTGCTGGTCCTATAAATTCCTGACAAGCCCATGCGTTAATAAGTCCGATTACTTTATTCATTAATCTTCCAGTCGCTTCATGATGTGTGATGTCTCACCTAGATTAATAATTCTTTCTACAATCTCATCATAACTTCCTACAACTGTGAGTTCTTTACCACATCTCAATCTGATTTCTGCACGGTTAGGAGACTTTGTTGATGTTTTAACATTAAGTCCATCGATAGCAATTAAACGTCTATTTTCAGGTACTTTTAATTCATTTGTAGGTTTGTTCCATTCTTGAATTGGAATAGTGTATACTTCAATAAACATATTATTGTCCTTTACTTTTGTTGTGTCTTAAGTATATATGTAGCAAAAACGGCTACAGCGATTACCATCATAATTATATCAATACTTGTCATGAGGTATTATACTAAACTGTAGCCGTTTTTATTATTTTTTTAGCTTATGCTATTTAACCTTGATCTCACGAGGTTTCTTACCTTCTGGTATGATTCTCTCAAGAGATACAGTTAAAAGTCCGTCTTTGAGTTCAGCATCCTTTACTTCGACATCTTCTGCCAATGTGAAAGTTCTTGTAAACTTTCTTTTACTAATGCCTTGATGAACTAGACTTTCCTTTTTATCATCTGTCCATTTTTCATGATTAGATGATATAGTTAGTTCGTTATCTGCATACTTAACACTAATATCATTCTTACCAAAACCAGCCAATGCGAGTTGAATGTCATAGGTAAAATCACCTGTCTTTTCAATGTTATATGGTGGATAGTTTCCTGATTGTGTTACTTCTTTGTTTTGATACATCTGCTCGAAATGGTCAAAGACACTATCGAAGCCGATTGTGAGTGGTCTTAATTGATTAAAGACCGATGCATAATTTGCTGTCATATTTTTCTCCTTATTAAGCAAGTTAAACAATGAAACCCATTAGGCGTTTCAATGTGCAATTATATTTACACCCTATTATACTACAATATTTTTTTAATTTAAAAAAAATACACACCTCGTTTGAGGTGTGCAACCTAATCTTTAAGGATTTACTAACTATAAACTAGCCCGCAACTGCTAAAGCATCTGTACGAGCATGCCGGGTTTGTCCACCCGGACGGTAACACTTGTAATAGAAGTGACCGTGTGCATCAGTCAAATGACCATCACGGCAGATTTTCCAGGTACGAGAATCTTTCTTACCTTTTCCAATCTGAACACTGTCTCCTGCAAAGAAACGCAAAGGACGACCTCTCATGCTACTTTTCTTAACCATAATATACTCCTTATTTTTGGTTTACTTGTAACGGTTAGACAATGACATCAATGTTGGAGCCCAAAGTCCAACAAAAATACCTGTCAATTTAGACATAGTTGGATGTGTACCAAATATAGGTACTTCCAACCAAATAAGAATAGACAAAACTACTGACGTAAGTGAAAGGTAAAAGAACCAATCGCTCTTTGTCATAGATGCTACTTTATTTAGATAATTACTCATGATTTATATCTCCTATTATTCAGCTTCTTCGGAAGATTCTTCTGAAGCTTGTTCCTGTGCTTGTAACTCCCTAGCTTGTGCAACCATATCTTTGATAACTTCATCTAACGCAGGCTTGAATTGTTCACAAGCTTCTGATAGATGTTTAGCTTCAAGGTTAGCTTGAATAGGGAAACTCTGTCCAGTTGGATCTTGAATTGTGGTCATCGCTATAAATACTGGATCACGACTTCCGTCAACTACATCAACACCTTTTTCATCTACTGGAAAAAATGCTTTGATACCACCTGCTTCTAGGTCTGTGTAGCTTTCTTCTCGATACAGGCCATCAGCATTTACACTTGTCTGTATCTCAATACTATCTTTTTCTTCCGACATTACTATACTCCTTTTTTAAGTTTAAAGTGAACCCTTTTCAATTAGACTTACACAAGAGCCTTTACCTCTTGTTTCGTAAGCACCAACTTCTTCTAACATTTCATAATCATAATCTAGACCTTCAACTATCGCAGAACCGTCTGATAATGTCAACACACTAAATGATATTTTTTCAACATCAAAATTATTATCAGGAATTAAATATGCTCCAAAGCAACCCTTTTCCCATGATTGTACTTCAATCAGATGACTCTCTTTTGATGTATCTTTAATTCCCTCATCATCACACTCAATACAACATGCTTGAATTTCTAAATCTTCATAAAGTACTTCTTCTTTATGATCATTTGACCAAAAATCAAAATTTTCGGGTTCTACATCTGGGTAACGAGTAATTCTCATAACACCACTAGAATAATCTACACCTGTATGATGAATAATCTGTTCGGACATTTCGTACCATTGTGTATATCCGTCCAGGAATTGTGCTTCTTCGGGTATTCTGTTTTCTGCTATAAACTCTTCTCTATCAAAAGCAAATACATATTCATCAACATCATACTCTACTTCACCCTCTTCATAATTAAGTCTATTGTCTTTCCAAAAATCATACTGATCTTGATCTAGTTTTCCTACAGATACTTCCGCACCTGATCCTAATAATTCAACTAAAATTGTTCCAGCCATATTATACTCCAGATGTATTCGCTGATGTTGTAGAATCACTAGTTGTGGTACTCGTGCTTGTCGTTGTAGATTTTGTTTCTTCTACTGTTTCTTCAACCACCTCTTCGGAAGACTGTTCAACCACTTCTTCTGTAAGACCGCCGGGTGTTTTATTTTTTGCTTCATATTCAGCACCTAAACTGCTTTCTACTCCGTCAGTATTATTTGTTCGCATTGGCATTTTTATAATCTCCTTTTATTAACATCCATTTTATAGCTTCGCATGTTTGTGTAGGTGTTTCTTCTTCATTATTATACACTATATCAAAATTTTTATAGTCATCTAATTGATTTTCTGACACATGTGACATTTTAGATGGATTTCTAGTTAAACGGATTACAATTCCACCAGATTTTTGTATGGCTTCTACTTCATCTATAAATCTCACATCGGTGCAAGTTACAGTTTTATATTTTTTGGACTCTTGTATAAACAAATCAACCCAGGTACTAGAATGAAAAGACCTTACTACATCTGTGCCAAAATACTGTAAGAGTTCTCTACCTGTTAGATTGCTACCTATTCTATCTTCACTTAGCTGTGAGTTGTCACATAACCAACTAGATACTTTTATGTGTATTTCATCATCTTTTTTCTCATAGAAGTTTTCAATAGGAATAGTGAATATGTTACTACATAATTCTTTTAAACTTTTTGCAAGAGGTATCTTAATATCAATAATACCTTCTCTTACTAGATAATCTCCTACGGTGTCCTTACCACTACCTGCTTTACCTGAAATACCAATAATCATATCTCATTATACATGTGATAAGATTTTTTTAATCATATTTTATCAAAGGATTTATGGGTAGCACTGGATTTTTTACAGTATATATGTCACCATTATCTAGTTCAATAATATCAATCGATGCATATAAAATACCTTCATTATCCTGTGTAGGGTCTATGTCTCTTGTAGCCGGATTCTTTCCGAAGTTAGTATACTTAGTACCCTGAATGGTAATAAATGATTCTCCTGGACTTAGTGCCTCCACTTTTTCCCACCATGTATTTTCTTCACTCATTATGTTCCTCATTCAGTATGTTAATAAATTCAAAAGAACTCGCTCTTGAATTTCTATATTTATTATTTAAAAACAAAACAGCCGATGTGGCTTTTGTGTTTACTGGTTGAGGATAAGCATCGTTACCTTGTAAAAAGCTGTTCATACCTTCTCGTTCGGGTGTTTCCATGAAAGGTACGGTTGCAGATGTTACTATATCAAGTCTATTTCCAAAATTACCATTAAACCAGGGATAATATCTTCTATTAGTTGTATTAACTCCATAGTTTCCTTCACCTCTACAACCGTTCATGATAATACCTGAGATAGCGTCATTTAGTAGACTAGCTTTTGCTTGAACGGGTGTATATTCTGGGTGTGCTTGTAATTTCAAGGCTAAAACACCAGCAACTTGAGGTGAGGCCATTGATGTTCCTCCTATTTTATGTATCTTAAAATTAGTATCTAATGGATATGTATTCCTTCCTCGAACATATTGCTCAGACAAAAGAAGAGATGGTTCTGTAGGGAAAGAACTCTGTATGTTTTCACCAAACGCATATATATCAATACCTGAACCATAGTTACTAAAATGGGAAGCCATGTATTTTGCACCTGATAGTATAGAAGAGGTTTCAACCATTGAGGCTCCGCTTGCTAAAGAACCTTGGGTTATTCTGATTGGTTCACCGCTTCCTGATCTATGATTTGGTATTGCATGATTCAGATAAGGTCTATATAATAAATTTTGCATTCTATCTCGACTGAGTAAAGGTATGGCAGATCGTCCTGCACTAAGGGTATTATAATGACCACTTACAATACCGGTTATTTCTGGGTATCCAGAATGTGGTAAGTATCGAACTGTTTGTCCTCTAGCACCTGCACGATCTCCGTTTGAACCTTTTGACCAGCTATATTCATACCTCATTCCTGTTGATACTGGTTGTGAACTAAGTCCATGATGGTAAACGGTCATATCCATGATCATCTCATTAAATGACGATTCTCTTAGTGAACCAACTGTAAAATGTCTTTGTTGTTTTCCACCTGTAGTTCTATCACCGGGTGAATTACCACGAGTATAATGTTGAGCATCATATCCTTGATACTGAGGTAGATGTAAAAAATATGCGGCAGAATTCGGAACCGAAGACAAAGGTCCTGATGATAAAGGCGGAACTGAGGGTAAAGCAGATGGTGGAGCACCGATGTAATTACCCCAATTTGCGTGTTTTGGTGATGCTATATATCTTCTATCATTACCGGCCGCAACCACAACATGAATACCCTCGTCTATCATCTCACCAACATCTTGATCAAAGGCGTTGATTCTCACTGATCCTACTGGAGTAAGTAGTGTGTTGGTTGATTCTGAACTATAAGGTAGGGGCGCCATAGGAAAAGCATAATTTCTTTCAAATCCGAATCTAGAGCGAATTGATTTTTCCGATTCATGAGTTTGAAATCTAAATGTTTCAGCGGAACCTTTTACTCCTTGAGATAGTAAAAAGGTCTCGTTTGTACTGGCTTTGTAGCCAACCATACCACTATAAGGGTACTGATTCCATGCTTGTCCATTACCAGCACTCTGCTGTGTAACACGACCGCTAAGAATAGGATCAAAATCGTAATTACCATAAGAGGCACTTAAAGGTAAAGGAATTATATTAGTCGCAGAAAGTGCCGTACTAAGAACTGACGGTGGTGTGCTTGTTGGATGAGAACCTGTACCTGATATTGTATCATAATACATTGTCCCTCCAAATTTTATATTTGTGAGTCTTCTTCTACCAAATCTAGGATTATAAGCAGGTACATTCCATATCCATGGAATATGTTCATCTGTATTTAAATAGTCTCTCGCATTCAATACAGCAAATTTTCTCCACTCGGAATCATCTGCTGATGAAGATTTAAATTGTGCTATACCGCTTGGATATAAAGCGGATAAGGGACCTTTTGCTAATGTTCCTGACATAGGTATAAAGCCTGCGCCTGACGAGGGTATGGCACTTGTATAATAAACATCATTTAATCTACTCAATGCGGAAAGTGGTGATTCCGCTTTTATATAACCACCGTGTCCAATAATTTTTCCGTCACCGTTTCTTGGATACCAGGAAGAACCCCAACTCATATTAACAATCGTTGGTCTTTTATATCCCGTTTTAGGATCAATCGGCTTATTTCTATGCCATAGTTTTATTAAGTCAAATGAATCGTTAAGTGATATACATTCAGATGCTGGTGTGCCTGTAGCACCACCAACGGCTATTTTGTGTGCATAGATTCTGGCATTTTTAGCCCAGCCATATGTTTTACCGGCTACGGTACCTGCAACATGTGTTCCGTGTCCATGTCTATCTGTATAATGTGCGGAAGGCATTTGTGTAGATAAAGGAAAGGAAGAGGCCGCAGTTCCTATAGCTGATGTATGATACCAGTTTATTTGCTGAAGTCTTGATACACCATTTTCGTCAAAAAATTCTGGATGATCGGCTTGTATACCTGAGTCTTGAATTACTACATCTACACCTGTTCCATCCATTGAAAATCGATACTCATCAAATTCTGAAAATGCTTGTTGTTGCATTCCAAAAGCATATCCAGTAGAAGATGTTGCTTTACCGGATGCGGGTCCACCGGAAATAATAGGTCTTAAATAGCACCATTTAGGTAATCCGGTTAAGGCTATGTTATATGGTTCTGCTGTTCCTTTTTCTCGTTCGAAGGCATCTCTAATAAATGAATTACCAGTAACCGGTATATATGTGTGTAAAATTTTAGCAAAGTCTTTATGTCCAGATGTTCTCTCACTTCCTGTTCCTCTTCCATTTCGACCTACACTACCTATAGTACCGTCTTCGTTTATTGTGAGATTAACGGAGACCTGTCTGTTTAATTTTATAAAAGGACCAGATTGAACTGAGTTTAAATGAAGTATTACATGTGGGTCTTTCTCTGGCGGTATTGTAACACTTTGAACTCTATGGTCTTTTAAAAGACACTTAGCCTCTTCTTCGGTCAAATCATAGTGTGTGTTTACTTTAGAAGCTACTCTTGGATTAATTACGTCTACACATCTTGAAGGTACTGATGATCCACCACCTTCTCTACACATTTCTTTGCAGAATTCGTCATGATCTTCACCTCTAACTAATGTTACAATGTACTCTTTTCTTTGAGTAGACATTTTTACGCCTCCTAGTGTAAGTCAACCCAAGAGCCATTTACTCTTGCCTGCACCTTATTGGTTGTAGTATTTAATATAAGGTCTCCATCTATTGCAAATAGATTATTTCTTTGACTTGTTGTAAAAGATGCGAGTCTAAAAGGTGAATTACTTATTATGACCGATTCGCTTGCTGACAATGTTATTGTAGAGTTACTAGCTATAACAGGTGATCCTGTTCCTGTGTTTTCTATTCTTTCATAATTTAAAATCGATACACCACTTAAAGTACCTTTAAAAACATTATTTGAATTTTTAAAGTAAACTTGTTCATCTACAGAATTAGATGAAAGTGTTTTTACTAAAGTACCTTTTGTTGCAGATGTGGTAAAGCTTGGCATTATTTATCTCCTGATAATCTCTTAGTGTATGTACCACCAAAAGGATGTCTAACATCAGTATCATCTATCTCAGTTCCTGTTTTCATACCGACAGTTGTTGTGGTCATTTGTTCTTCTTTTTTCACGACTCCTTTTACCTCAGAAGTTGACCATGTATTTGCGTTTGGTACATAGTTTGCAATTTTAGCCAAAATATTTTTATCTATACTGTTTTTTGATAATGCTGGTTTACCTGATCTTTTAACATAAAAATAATCAGCCTGTTTGATGTACTTACCACCTGATTTTCCTATTTCTAATTCGGTATCAACATTAACTTTATTAAATGCGAAAACAATATCACCATCCATATATCTTTTCAGACCTTTACCCATGTTAACAATATCCAACATGGTCTGGGAGGCACCTCGATGAGTATTCACAAGAATCTCAACGGGTACAACTCGACCTCTAGATGGATTTAGATTTTGTTTCTTAGCAACTTCAATATCATTAACTACCCAGACGATGTGTATGTTTTTAGGATCGTAATTAAACTGTCTTGCTAATCTGGTTATATTATCCAACTTCTGTAAATCTTTTAGTGTAACATCGAATATGACATTTGGTTTTTCTTTTGCACCGCTATAAAACATACTCTTAAAGAATACTTGCTGTGCCTTACTTGGTAGATTTAATTCTCTTCCAATTATATCATGTAGCTTGGATACATCATCACCCTTTAATAAATTTATTTTGGATAAGTCTACTCCAAATTCATCTTGAACTTTCTTGTTAAGCTTGGGTGCTTTTAAGGCCTTTGATTTTAAATCATCAACATCAAATACTTTACCTTCTAATCCGATTAGCTCTTTTAGAACAAATCCTTTACCTGAACCGGCACCACCTGCGAGTATCAGTAGGTTACCAGACCTTGGATAAGCTTTATTCGCAAAGGTAATTAATTTTTCATCTACTTGCTGTGTTTCGTAAAATTTCTTAAATCTCATTTTTTTTCTCCTCAATTTTTACTACAAGGTTTGAATCACCTTTTATAATTCTATGATACTCATTCTTATTTACATGAATTATGTCACCTTTATTGAGGTTTACTGGTAATTGATTATCGTATTGAAATTTCCAGTTTTCACCTTCTAAAACCGTTATCTTTCTATCTTCATGATCTCTATGCCAGACGAAATTTCCGACTGGTTGATTTACATCAAAGTATCTCAATCCTTCTTTATCTATATATGGGTTTACCAAAAGTAGTCTCCTCCACCTTCGAGTCCTAACTCTTTTGCATACATAGGTAATCTACAAGACCAGTACCCTGGCTTGGTCTTATCATTCTTTGTGTCACATCTATGTCTTGATGCAAAGTTTTTGGCTGCCGATCTGTCGTTTATTTTAGCTTTTAAACCCGTTGTGTCACCAAACTCGATTTTGATTATATTACCTTTGTCGTTCTTTACATATACATAGAACTTTTTAGAACCACCTCTTTTTGGTGAATCTAATTCGACTTCTCTACCATCATATTCAGCTTCGACTAAAGGTATATCAAGAGGTATTCTTTCACCTTCATATTCAGACCACTGACCTAAATCAGTTTCAATGAAAAGTTTTCTAGTTAAGTCATCAACTTTTGGATATTTATCTATGTTCTCGGAAAGTTCCTTTGTTAATTCATAGTATGCGTCAGAATGAGGTCTGTACACATTGTGAACAGGTACATTGTTTTTATTTGCATACTCTACGATTTTATCTAAAGGTTGAGTTTGCTCTTCAATATTACTGTATATTTCTTTGAATGTTTTCATTTATTCCCTCACTATTTGGCTATATTTACAACATAACAGTGAGAAAATAATCTATCGACCAACTGCATTCAAATACTTTTCTCTAGCTTCTTCCCAAGTCATATGAAGCATGTCCGAATAGTAAAGACTTTCGTCTAGATTCAAACGACCTTGGTTCTCTAATGATTTAAATCGCTTAGATGCATATTTGTTTTTCCATTTGTTAACAATGGTTTCTACACTGAAGTCTACATTCTTTTTAAGTTCTTCATGTGTAATCTCGTTTCTAAGATATGCATCGGTATTTTCATAGAATCTACAGAAGTAAACACCTCTTCTATGTTCTGATCTTATTTCATCACGATCGATGTTTAAGTTCTTTTTAGCAAATGCTGTTATGATAAATCTAGTCTTAGAATCTTTGAAGCCTGTCCAACCTTTTGGTCCGGGTTTTAATGCAAGATTGTACTTCCAATAATTCCAAGGGTCATTGACTTTCATCCAGTCTTTAATTAACTTTCGATTATCGGGTGTGGGGTCAACCATCACAGTACCATTGGAGAATCCCATAGTCTTCCAATATGGTTTAAGACCTGAGTATTGTGATACTGGTTTGTCACCTGCTGATTTGTCATATAAGCTGGTCGTAGTACAACCACCAGGAAAGTCACCATACTTTTCATACCATGCTTTCTGAACAACATCAGATGTAACTAACATAGCTAATAGTTTGCCACCAGTAAAGTTGAAACCAAGAGGTTGTGTAGGAACGATTGTGGAACCAATGTAAGTTCTGTTGATTAAATGTTCCATAGACCTTTGTTCACGAGTCCAACCAATCTTGACATCACGACATGTGAGGTCAAGAAAGTCTGAAGATACACAAAAGACACCTAGGTATTTTCCGGTAGGCTTGTCTCTTACGATAAAGAATAAATTTCTACCTAAGTTCTGGTTATTAGGCATTGTGCTAGTAAATGTTCTCAGGGTATTCCAGATGAATAATAGATTTTTATTATCTTTTGTGGATATAACCTCTATATCTAGTTTTTCAAAATCTTCATATGAAGTCGGTCTCCAGATATTTTCACGAATCTCAAGTATCTGTTGCATTACTTTTGGTTTTACCCAAGCAAACTTTGTTTGTATCTCATTCCATTTTGTCCACAAAGTATACTCTTCAACCGGCATATTTCTCTTGAATCTAAAATCTTCAAGTAAAGTATTTCGAAGTTCTTCTGTATCTGTTGGATAATCAGGTATAAACTCTTGTGGATAGAGTCGTCTACACTCTTCATAAGATGCTTCTAAAAATTCATTTCTTTCATCTAAAGAAAGACTTGTCCACCTAACACCTTCATATTTTTCAGGGTTGTGTGTATATCTCATATTTCCTCTATTTTTAAAATACAACCTTTTGGTATTACAATTTTATCCGCTAGGCTATCAAAGCCTTGTTCTGAATAGTATCTAGATGTAACTAGTCTTATCCATGTTTTACTAGAGTTGTCTACCCAACCAACTGTTTCAGCTTTAACAGGTTCTATCTCATTGTCAGTATGAAGTTCGGCTTGAATATCTTCCCATATTACTAGGACCCTCATACCTTTTTTTACCTGTTTCATACTACACCATTTAGCTTACTTTTTTTTGATTTTTTAACGAAACCTTTTTCTGTTTCTTAATCTTTCTTTCAATCTTATCGGAATCATAAGATTTTTTCTTCTTGGCTTTATCGCCTTGTTTTCTATTGTAGCTCATTGTACTGAATCGTTTAGAACAGATCATCAAGGTCTGGAATATCCTTCAGAACATCATCAACATTGATCTCATCTGTTACCAAATCTTCCTTTTCTTTTTTATCAACTTCTTCTTCTTGGTCTACATCTGTAATATCAATATCATCAATATCAATATCATCCGTATCAGATACATCAGAGGAACCCATTTCTACTATATTTTCGGTATTTTTATCCTCAGCTTGTTTAATAGGTTGTGTATCTTCTGTATTCCCTATTGAAATATCAAAGTCATCTTCTGGTAAATCAGAGGGTGCAGTATGTTTTGCCAAAAAGGCCTTTAACTCCATCTCGGTCGAGTATGAATATAAAGAGTCAAAGTCTATAGCTTCAATTTGTGATACTGGTATATCAATATCATGAGGCTTACTACCAAACTGGAACTTAAGTTCTTTTCTAGTATATGGTTTACCTGTGTATTGATTAATTCTTTCAGAACCATCTTTATTCTTTTGAGCAACTTCTGAAACAACAACTGCCAGGTCAACCGCACCTTCACCGTTAAAGACAGGTGACTCATGTTCTTTACCTTTAACTTGTTCACATAATCTCTTATAAATATCACGGTCACGAATTAAGAAAAGCATAATACGACCATTATTTTCAGGTACATTAGGGTCAGAAATAATATAAGCTGGTATAAATGCAACAAATTGTCTACGCATCTTTCTATGATTTGCACTAGCTACTTTATTACTAAAGTTAGTAGACTTCGCAAGTTCAAATTGATTATTTGAATACTGACAAATAGGACAGTTCTGCCATGCATTCTTAATATTAAGATATGGTGATGTAGGACAAGTAACAAAATCGACTGTTAACTTTCCGTTTTCATCTCTATCATAAACTGTATGATTATATTGTTCTATGAAAGGTATATTACGATTACTGTTTTCATCTACAAACCATAAAAGTCTCATTCTATAATAAGAGCCTTCTGGTGTTGGTGTTGGTGTTAGAAAATTTTTCCACATTTGGTCATTGTTATTATTTCTACCGGCACCTGATTTTTTAAGTGCTTCAGTTAATGACCCACTTGTTAGCTTAATAGACATATGTTCTCCTTGTTATATAAATTATTATACCTATAATTTTATTTTTTTAATACTTTTTTTATGTTGTTGTTCACTACAGCCGAAACGCTAGGTAATTCAACACCTTTTACGTCAACAAACGATTGTATTGTGTTACCTCTAAGTGCATCTCTATGTTTTATCACAGTGTTTTCCAGTATACTTGCAATATCAGGTTCTATGTTATACTTTATAGACTTTAGTACATCTAGTGGTAGAAGAGATAAGAAATATTTTGACAGTCTATTAGACGCTATGTGCAAACCTAAAACTTCACCTTTTATCGACTCTTCTAAATACTCTTGTAGGTTTTTGAGATCATTCTCTTTACAGAACTTCACAATAAACTTCATACTTGATATTGTTTTCTCAACAACCTTATTTGAGTTTGACATTGCTTCTGCTTTTTTATGTCTATGCGACCACATCTCAAGATTGGAAGGATTTAGAAGTTGTTTAGGATGGAAATATTTTCCTTTAAATTTCTTTGCTACCATTGGAATATACTCGTGAAGATTTATCTTGTAGTCTCTTGCTACTATCGAAAGCTTTTCGAAGCATACCCACTTTGTTGTGTCTTCTCGGTGTTTATCAAAGTTCTTGAATCTTCTTATGTATATACCTTTGGATTCTTTCTGATAATACTTCCAATATAACCAACATGATTCTTCTGGTGTGTACTCGTACATATACTAAAAAGGATAATTAGGTTCTTTACAAATTTTTTCGTTTAACTCTCTCTTCAAGTGTGGTGTTATTATAGTAGTATTATAATTATATGTTAGTATAACTAGATATTTTAAATCAACTTTTAATCGATTAAGAAAGTCACACAACAACTCCCTGTCACGATATATATCTTTCATCTTTGATGCCATCTTTTCTTTTTTAAAACTACCTGCATATTCAGATAGTATACTTTCAAAAAGATTCATATCGATCTTTACATGTGTTGCTGTTTCTTCGTCATCAAAGAAGTTGTTTAACATTAGAATAATCCTCCGAAGTCATCGTCATTATTGTTTTTAACAGAGTCAACAATGTCACCTGCATCGTTACCTGTTTGAACATCGAAATCATCAATGACTAAGGTTTCATAATCAATAGATAATCTATTTCTAACATGATTTTTACCATATCTGTTCTTTAGAAATTTTGCGTTGATGCAACCAGCTTCGATGTCATCTTCCTCTTGTGATAGTGCAATAACGACATCGGCAGTGTGTGCGATACCTTTTGACTCACTTGTATTTTCAAGGCCTATGTTTGATGTATTATAACCTTCTGTATTGACCTGTGTAGCGGTAACAACTGGTCTACCAAATTTGGCACTCAAGGCTCTTAAGTCACGAGCAACATCACCAACTCTTTCATACATTGTAGAATTGTATGTCTTGTTTTTTGGTAACATCAAGTTCAAATAGTCTACAAAGATAATATCAGGTGTTCTTCCAATAGTCTTTATAAGTTTATCAATATAGTTCTCTAAATTCATTGTAGTAACACTATTTTCTGGAAATCTTTTAACCACCAACTTTGAGCCTGGATGTTGAGTGAAATATTTCTCAATCTTGGCTTGTGAGTCTTTTCTGGTTTCACGAAGATTATCAATGTTATTACCCGAAATGTGTGCTGAGAATCTTCTTTGATACATCTTTTCCGATAACTCTAAAGTTATAACCAAGGCGAAGCCGTTGCTGTCTAAAACCTTTTTAGCAATGTTAGACAACATAAGTGATTTACCCAAACATGGTTGTGCCATGAATACTAGTAGACAGTCACCATCAGAAGATATACCACCATTTGTTGTTCTATCTAAACAACCAATACCAAGTGGTACTTTTGATTCTGGACTACAAAGATCATCAAAGTGACCAGCAATGTCTGTAAAGTAATCTGCACCTAAGTCTTTATATAGTGTTACACCCAGTGCTTTTTCAAATGCTTCGATGCATTTTGTAGGATCTTTTTTAGATTCTATTCTTTCAATGTTATCCATGATCGCATAATACAGTGCTTTCTCACGAATAAAAGATAGAACCTGTTTCTCTACGAAAAGATTATCTTGTTCATCACTTTTTGAAATGTCAAGGTCTAGTGCATCATCGTAAGCATCTAATATAGATTTCTTTCTTTGTGTCAATGAATCATTTGTTTCTGACAACTTATCTACATATGCGGACATCAAAGACCTGTTAGGCACAGAATCATATCTCTTGAAGTGTTTAAGACAGATACCCAACTGTAGTTTTATATCTTCACTATCAAACCATCTTTTGTCAAACGACTCTAAGAATAGATGTGTGTATGTTTGATCTGTTAATACTTTCTTAAGAATTAAAGATTCAACTACATCATTGGACAAATCCGGTCTTAACGGAATATCGTTATCATACTTTGTATCAGACATGTACTATTATACTTCTGTTTCTAGATTATTAAAATCATCGATTTGATTAACAGAAGAATAAGCCAGTTCTTTCTTTGAGGCTTCATTAAACTCATCTAGGAATGTATTCCAGATTTCATCATTCTTTAAAAGTTCTGATCTTTGAACTTTCTTATCTGAATAAGAAGGTACTTCATACCAGGCACCAGCTTGTTTGATAAACCCATAGTTAACAGCAGGTTCGATAAGACCGTCCCACTTATCTATTCCTCTGGAAAAGTCGATATGCATTTCAGCTTCTACGAAAGGTTTTACAAGTCTGTTTTTAACGGTGAAGAATTTTAAGTCAGCACCATTGTAATGACCTCCGTCTGGACCTTTGTCTTTCTTTTCAGCTTTCAATAATGCTTTAGTACACTGAATGGTTACGGTGGCAACATAAGCAAGTTTTTTACCACCTGATTGATTTTTTATTTTTTGCGTATACATTGAACCTGGGTCATCATATACATGATTGATTGCAATAAAGGTGGTATCGGCTTTTAATGCCGGTATAGTTGTAGACTGCATAAGTCCGTTACACGCTCTTGCTCTAAGACCCATGTCGGTAACTTGTTTATCTTTTTCAATAGCATCTGTATAAAATTTCTCAGTAACTAAGTTACCTAAAGAGTCTAGTACAATAAGAAACTGATCTTCTGGATTCTCTTTCTTGTGTTCAATGATTGAATCATAAATTTTATTAACCATTGACGTAGTTTCTTCTACAGTGTTGACTAGAATGTGTTCGATTCTATCTAGGTCGCAACCTAAGTTTGTAAAGAAATCTTTAAGACCACCACCTTCGGAGTCTAGATAGAAGATGTGTTTGAATCCTGAATCTAAGGCATTTTTAATAATTTGTGCGGCGATTAGCGACTTACCTACACCGGATTCACCGCCAAATAAAACATTGCGACCTTGAGGAATACCACCATTAATATCACCTGAAATAATTCGATTGAGTGCCATACACCCTGTGTTGATGTAACTGCTTATTTCACCATATACTGAATCCGTGAATGTAGAACTACCTGTTCTTTTTCGGATTGCATTCATCATCTTGTTTAAATCACTAGCCATTTATTGCTCCTTGTTATTATAACTACTTATCTTATCTTTTAAAAACCCATAATAAGCTAATAGATAAGACCACATGTAACAGTTTACCACCTGTTTACTCCTTAATTTTACCATATCGTACACAAGATTATACTGGTTATTGTGCATTTTTTTAGAGAGTATCTTATCGTGAAATTCTTTTTTTGTTTTTATATCTAATAAATGCATGATTCGATTTTGAACTTTTTCCTTTGTGACGATCTTTATTGAGACATCTCTAAAATGAGATATACCATATAACATTCCTATGAACTGATTATATATCTTAGATTGTTTACTTTCCAGAAATTTTACATCATTTATGTGTAAATGTATTTTACTTTCATCACAATAAGAAATGATATTTTTACATATGTAGGATATAGAATCACCTGATTTAAAAAACCAAAACTTAGGACACAGATCATTGGGATTGTAAAAACAAACAAGTCCACCCATTTTTGGTTTAAAGAATATACCGATGTAGTTCATAATTAGTATGTATAGCCCGAAGTGGCTCCTGATACTGTGCTTCCTTGACCTGATATAGTATTCGTCACACAAACGGCACTTGTTGCACCACTTAATATGAATGTATCTGTGTTTATCCAGGTATCTCCCTGCGTTTCGGTATCTTCTCGTGTTGCATCTCCCGAACCAGTTTGGAATAATAGTAGACCACCTTTATTATCAACAAAGTACACTTCTTCTCCATTGAATATAAATTCGTCACCTAGGTTTAGATCAAGATTTAAGTCTCGCAAATAGCCTGATGTTACATAGTCCGGTGAACCACTAGTAAGTCCACTCATAGCCAGGCTGTCGTAATATTCTGGGTTTATAACTCCAGATGCTATCATATTTTCATACTTATCGAAACTGGTACCCCGTGGAACAGAGTAGAAGTGGCTTAAGCTGTATATATCTCCGTAGTATGTGCTTGTATCAACTTCATAGCCGAGATTTGTGGATAGTTCATGTGCTGTTGAATAACCGCTAGTAACTGGGTTATCATTTGAGTTACTTAATAATTCTTGAACACCTATTGAACATAAGTTTGGATGAACATTAAATTTCTTGATGAGTTTCTGTTCTGTGAGTTTGTTTTCTGTTCCTGCCCACATCCATGTTTTAAATGTAAATTCTGTTTCCGCTGTTATGAGTTCTGCCGATTCAAAATCAACCTCTGAATTATCAACCTCTGTTATTGATCCTGTCCAAATCACCTCATGTTTTATTACTTGTCCAGGAATCTTAGGATGTGGTGTATTAACAAAGAATGATTGATTACAGAAAGGAACAAAATTAGAAAGTATTCTATCCATATCCGATTGTGTCTTCGTTACAACTGTTAGCTGAAAAGTTAAATTAATAGGGTTTGGTGTGTAGTAGTTATAGTTGATTTCACTACCGGTTGTTTTTAATAGGTATCTATTCAGATCAGCGACTCTTTCAGAATCTCGTTCCAAACCTGTTCTCACGACTGCAATCAGAGGTGGTTTTATAGGTGTTCTACCAGGATTTTCAAGAGACTTAAATATTCGGCTTCTTCTACCATTTAGTAGTTTAACCTTTATACTCTTACCGCTTGTTCTTTTTATGGTGATGTCATTGAATGCGTCCATGAACATTGCAGTTGCATGAAGGATTTCTTTATTATAGGACTCTACTTTCATAAATGGTATTTACACTCACAAATTGAAAAAACCTCTCAAGCACAAGGCTTAAGAGGTTGCAACTATCAAGTATTAGTTGACGGTTCGATATATTAAACTATCCCTCCAGTATACTAGATAGTACCCAGATTTTAACAAAAGACTCACCATCATCACTTGTAATTTTTTGTGTACTCACAAGTGCTTGAATTTCTGGTAAAGTCATTTCAATTTCATCGATTTGTTCAAACAGTGTAAACATATCCATTCTGTTGAAGTTAAGAACAACATCCTTTTCTAGACTACCAGACTGAATGCTACCAAAATCTACAGTAATTGCATTTGAATATGGATTAGAACGATTGTTTAGTTCTGCCTTCATTTTAGAAGGATTGTTTTCATCTGCAAACAAATAAATTCTCGCAACATTTTGATCGGAAAAGATGAAAGAAGACCTGCGAAGTTCTTTAATGTTATCAGCAGTTGTTACAAATTTACATTTTTCTTCAATCGTGCTGTTAAACTCTTTGTCTACATAATTAAGAATGACCTCTTCTTTTACTAGGGCGAACTTTGATTTAAATGGCTTAGACTTGATGTTTACAAATCCATTATCCACTTCTAAAGTAATCTTATCGTTTTTGTCTAGTTTGGACTGTGCAATTTGAAGTACTTTAACAAAGCTTGGTAAGTCACCAATACAAAAGCTTACTTCTTCATCTGAAGAAATTGAGTTTGTTGTCATCTTAAGTCGAGCAACTGGATTTTTAGATAATACCTTTGCTTGCTCACTTCCTACAGTAATCTTAATACCTTCAACGGCCGATGACATTGCTTTCATTGATTCGACAAGCATATCAAAGTTATTAATATTCAGTTTTGTTGCCATCTGTTCTCCTTGTTATTTAAAAGATAGTCTATTATATTATGTGACTTATTTTTTTATAGTATTTTTTTAGTAAATAAGCATATGTCAGTAAACAAAGCCATAGACAATACCTTTCTCAATATTCGAGATTTATTAACTGAGACACAGCTTAAGATAGTTGATAGACGATTAAAGAAGGGCATAAAAAAGGATTTTGCGTCTCTTGATTTATTACTTAGGAGAAATCTAGTAGAATTAGTTTTTTTAAGAAAAGGTGATTTTCGACCAGGCTTCAAACCTCATAGACATATGCTTTGTACAAGAAATTTTTATTTAGCAAAGAAGTTAGCTAAGTTAAAAGGTGTGAAGATGAATGTCAATGAACCAAGAGGAAAAGACTTCTACAAAGAGAAAAATATACTCTTGGTTTGGGACATCGTTTTTAATGATTGGAGAATGGTAAGTTTTGAAAATAGAACCAAAATGGGTATAATAGACTATGTACCTTTTAATAAAAGAGAACATTTCATACCTGTTGCTGAAGCGTATGTTAAGAATTTCAAGATGATAAAAGATTTAGGTGGTTCGAGAGCAAGAACATATTGTAATATTATCAAAAAAGGTGTTTAGTTATGAAAGAAGTTATGGTGATTGGCCTAGGAGAAATAGGCACATCGGTAAAAAACATTGAAGAAAAAGCTGGTAACAAAGTCTATGTTCGAGACTTAGATCCTGATAATTGCAAATTTAATCTTACGGACAATTATGATGTTGTTCATGTTTGTATTCCTTATAAAGGATATGATTTTGTTCATACTGTTGTAGGATATTGGAGAAAATATAATTCACCAATGTTTATTATACACTCAACTGTTCCAGTCGGTACAACAAGCTTAATAGAGGGTTATGGAGTTCCGGCTGTTCACTCTTTTGTTCGTGGTGTTCACCCAAATTTAGAGGAAGGACTTTTAACATTCGAAAAACCTGTTGGATCTTCGAGTGAAGACTTTTCTGTAAAAGTGAGTAAACATTTAGAATCGTTGGGTATTAAAACGAAAATACTTTCAAGTTCAGAGGCATCTGAATTGTCTAAATTACTATCAACCACCTATTATGGTTATAATATAATATTTGCGAAGATAGTAAATGAGATGTGTGAACAAGAAGGTGTCGATTTTGACGAAGTATATACTTGGGCAAATGAAACATATAATCAAGGATATAAAGAACTTGGTAAAGAAAACGTAATTAGACCGGTGCTTTTTCCTCCAGAAGGAGAGATTGGTGGTCATTGCGTAGTTCCTAATTTCAAACTACTTCCACCAAATGATCTATCAGAGTGGTGCATTTCACAGAACTCTAAATAAATTGTATAATAAAATATGGTAGATGTAGAACAATCATTCTGGATTCAACAGAAAATAAAGCAAAATGTATCTAAGTGTTCTGACCAAGGTAGTCAGTTGAATATGAGATGTTTTATCTGTGGTGATTCTCGTAAGAATCAATCAAAGAGACGAGGTTACTATTATAAAGGTACCTGTTCTTATTATTGTTTCAACTGCGGTACTCATCTACATGGTGTCAAGATTGTATCAACTCTTGAGAATAGACCTTTTAAAGAAGTGAAGTCTGAATATCTGATGGAAAGATATGGTAAAAGCTTCAAGGTTAAGAAAGAAGAGTATAAGAAACCAAAGTTTGAACTTAAACTGGATCAATTTACTAACAAGTTACCGGAGTATGCCTTTCGTTATCTGGAGGATAGAAAGATATTTGATGCACCTTTTCTATCAGAAGATGCGGAGTTTCTGTTTGATGAAGAGACAGAGCGTTTGATTATACCTTGGTATCTAGATGATAAGGTTGTTTACTATCAGAAAAGACTTGTTAAAGATTCATCACAACCAAAATATTTATTTCCTTTTGGTGTAGATAAGTCTGTCTATAATATTGATAGAATTGATCCTGCATTTCCCTATATATTTGTATTAGAAGGTGCATTAGATTCTATCTATGTATACAACGGTGTTGCCATAGGTGGTAAAAGTATTACGAATCATCAGAGAGATTTAATTAAGAGTAAGTTTCCAAAGCATAAGATTGTCTACTTCTTAGATAATCATCATAATGAGTCATCAATGGTTTCTCATCTACTAAGACTTGCTGAGAAAGAACCATCTTCTCACTTTCTTCTCTTTCCAAAAGCTATGAAGAATGTGAAAGATGTCAACCAATGGATAGTTGCAGGTGGTGTAAATATATGGGAAAGCAAAAAGTGGTTAGAAAAGAATATATTATCATCATTAAAACTAAAGTTCACACTCTCGACAAGTAAATAGCATTAGGTAAAATTATGGCTGAATTGAAAGATTTGCAAAACACAACAAACTTAGCAGGAGATGTCCGAGATATTTTAGGACTTAAACTCTGGCAGAATGTAAAATCGAGTGGAGATGTATCGGAAAAAATATCCGTACTTACAGATTTTATTGTTGATTCGTATGGTATTTTCTTCAACCAAGAGGATAAGATAGATGATGAAGCTTTTAGTTTGGAGTTGTTAACATCACTAACAGATAGCGATTTTGAAACAACTGATGAGATCATCAATTCAATCATTAACATAAATCAGGTTGTTGAAGAAGAGGACTTTATTGATGATGATATAAAAGTCAATATCAAAACTATTCTGGTTTATATGTTGGAGTTGCTTCAAGATGAACCACAAGAAATTAACCAGATCGGGTAAGTATAGTTCACTACAAGGTACATTTAGACCTCTTAATGAGAGTAAGTATGTAGGTGATTCTAACCCCAAGTTTAAGTCTAAACTAGAGCTAAAGATGATGACATTCTGTGACAAAAGTCCTTTAGTTACAAAGTGGTCTTATGAGAGAATTGTTATACCTTATACCGATAAGACTAGAAATAATAGTCGTCACAATTATTATACTGACTGTAAAATAACAATGAAAACTAAAACGGGTTTCAAAACATTTCTTATTGAAGTTAAATCTAAGAAAGAGACTATTGCACCGGTAAAATCCAATAGAAAGAAGCCTGAAACTTATAGAAAAGAAGTTGAAACTTGGGTTAGAAATAATTGTAAGTGGGAGGCCGCTAGAAAGGTTGCTAAATCTCGTGGTTGGGAATTTAAGATACTTACTGAAGATCAATTAGGATAAAATAGGCACTTTCAAGTCATACCTAGGACCACTTTCAGTAAAACTTTTTCTAGACCGGTTCGTCCCTTTTTTGGTAACGCTAGATACTTGTTTTACTTATTTCTCCTTTGTTTCGGTGATACATGTATGAAAATTGGAGCGAGTGAAAGACTTTAACTTTACCTTCAATCTGGATTGATTGATGTGCTGACGTTACACCACACTCGCATAAGTTATAGTTTATTATACAACTTCAAGGATAATTTAAAGTTATTTTTTTATAAAAAAAAGAAGATTCTTTTGAGGAGAATCTTCGTAACAACCTTAGTGGCCTCCTAAATTGGTGGACTCTGAGGGACTTGAACCCCCGGCCAAGTCGTTATGAGCGACCTGCTCTGACCACTGAGCTAAGAGTCCTTTTTAAAATGGCGCACCTGGCAGGATTCGAACCTGCGACCGATGGAGTAGAAATCCATTGCTCTGTCCAACTGAGCTACAGGTGCTAATAAATTGGTGGTCCAAATTCATGTTCGCCAAGAACTTTTCCTTCTCTTTTTAGAATTTGTTTTTGTATTCGAAATGCTTTTTCTTCAGCTTGAATGGCTTTTGTGTTATAGTTGGACCATCTATCACCACCTACATTCTTGCAGTCATCTCTGTTGCGAGTGTATTTTAAAGCCTTCGCTCTTTCTTTCGTGAAGTCTTCTTGTAGTTGTTTTTTTGATGCCACGCCTCTCCTTATCGTTATTTAAATTCTACAACTGTATTGATTCTTTCAAATATACCTTTGATATTTTTATCATTATAACCATCATCTTTTAAAAGTTCTTTAACTCTTTCAACAGGAACATATCCATGAACTATACATTTTCCTTCAGGGTTATCTGCTCTATCTTTTAGTTCTTGGATCAAAATCATATCACCAGTGTCTTCGTCAAAGAAGGCTACCTCTACATGAGAGTAGGGTCCATAATTACTTTTTGGAATACAATATGCGTGTTTATCCGCTTGAATTGAAAGTTCACCACCTCTAAATGGTATTGGGTAATTTGATTTCTTTATTCTATTTTTCATTTTACTTTTTCAACTTAATCATAATTTAATCTCTCATTGTCTATACATAGATTATCACAGTTCTACCAGTAATGTCAACAGTATATGTCGATTTTAGACATAAAAATGTACATATTATTTGTATATGTCTATTCTGTGTACATTTAAACTGTGGCCGATTGTCACAACTTCAATCTGGGTCTTCCGTTGTTGAAAGCCATAAAAGAGAAATAAGTATTACTATAGCTAGTATTCCAAACCGTATTAAATCAGTCATCTTCGTATTCCGAATACCAATTATCTATAATCGCTGTGAAACCAGAGTACATAACACTGTACTCATTCATTGATTCACGAAACTCTTCTACTTCTTGGATTTGCTCTTTGGTTAGATCAAACTCATCCTCTACGCCATAGTGTTCTGAAATTTGAGAACGAACATCATTGGCAATTTCTTGCTCATAGTTGTCTTCCCACTTATACATTCTTTCCCATTCGAATTTATTTCTCATAGTTCATACCACTCCCTTTTATTAAACAACCCTGCACCAGTTCTTTTGCTATTAGGATATTCAAAACGATCCCAAACTCTTTCAAAAAAATAATGTACGAATGTCATCATTACCGATAGGAATATTCCAAACATCGTTACATGCCAGTCACCAAACCATATTCTACCAGCTAATGTACATAACACTATGGATAGAACTCTCCAAACAATTACTTTTTTAGCCATAATTAAAACCAATAACAAAAAATAAGTTTCATATTAACGTACCTGTTGTATTTCTACTAGTCTATTATACAAAAGTTTAAAGATTTTTAAGGTAATGAGACATTAGATTTTCAGATATTTGTTTTTCAGGCTCTTTGGATTGACCACCTATTATCGGTGTGTAGTCTTTAATATTAAGTTGATTCATATAAGCTTCTCTGAATTGAACATTTTCACTGAATTTTTGTTCATCTTTAGGTATAGACTTTCTTAACTGAGAAGTGTCTCTTGCAGATGCTCTACCGGATTCTTCCATCTTTTTATAGGCATTTGTTATTTGATTTGTCAGTTCGTTGTTCATATTGGTATTTATATACCAAATATATCCTTTGTTAGTGTGGTAACACCTCTTTTTTGAACAAGTTGTGACGCACAGTAACATGCTTTTTCACAAGCTTCAAATATATTTTCACCTTTATCTATGTAGTGTGCTATTACAGCCATTACACTATCACCAGCACCTGTTACATCAAATACATCACCATTTGTGAGACATGCAAAATGTTTGTGTATAAAATCGTCTCTTCTAAATACATGCAGACCTCTGGGACCATCTGTAACAACCAACCATTTCCACTCATACTGATCTAGTTTTTGAAAAGACTTTTCTACTGAGAAATCACCGAACCATTCTTTATATTCTTTCATATTGGGTTTTACAAGAAAGACGCCTTTATAATAGTGAGGTTCATTCTTTGGGTCTACAAGAACTTTACAATGATCTTTTAAGTTATCCACTGCATGTATAATTTCTTTTTCTTGAATAACACCTTTGTTGTAATCACTAATACATACAACATCATCCTTTTCGGTATCTTCAATAAGATGTTTCCAAAGTTTTTCTGACTTCTCTGTAGCTTTACTATCTATGTCTAATCTAACAATGTGTTTACCACTATTGTCGGTTATTCTCGTTTTTGTTGTTGTTAGAGTATCGTCAACAGGTATAACATTCTTAGTATTGATATTAACATACTCACTCAGTAGACCGTTGACCGATTCAGCATTTTCATCAAAGCCTATAATCGAATATAGATTTACTTTATCTTCTATGTTGGATAAGTTTACCGCAAGATTACCACAACCACCTATATTTCTAACTATATTACTTCTGTTCACAACAGGAACAGGTGCTTCTGGACTAATTCTGTTTACGTCACCAGAAATCCATTCATCTAGCATTAAATCACCTATGACATGAATGGCCATTTAGTCTCCTAGTTTTTCCCAGTCCTGTATTTGAATGTTTTTAGAATCTGTAATCTTAATCTTACAGCCTAGTTTTTCTTCGAGTTCTTTTAAAGTTGTTTTTTTCCAACACCTTTTATGTAGTTCTCCATTTTTCAACATGAACTCTTGATTTCCGTCTTTCCATATTTTTTCAATGGCTTGCAGACGATGAGGCTCTGAAGTATTAACGGGTTGAGGTGCGGGTTGACTATACTCTTGTTTAACTTGTTCCTCTGATGGTCTGATCTCTTCCGGTAGGTCATCAATAGACATCATATTAACAGTACTACCATCTTGATTAACTATGTTGATAGGTTGTGTTAAAGCTGGTCCTTTTTGAGGTTGATTATCTAGTCTTTTTTCTTCAAGTATTTGAAATTCGGTAATACCCATTGAAGAGTATAATTGTGAAACTTGCTGTGGACTTTCAGCATTAATTTCTTCAATTTCACCGTCTACTCTAACTATGTACTTTCTTAAACTGTTAGCATAAATAGGCATATTATTTCTCCTTCGTAATTTTACTTATACCGTTTGTTTTGTCTACACTTATAATATTATCAAATGAATTTAACTTAACTGCCTCTCTATGAGAGATAACGTATACATTTTGATTATACAAAACATTAAACTCTCTTAAAATTTTAAATATTTCTCTAACCGCAAGATCATCTAAGTTTCCGTCTATGTACTCATCCAATAGTAAAATATTACTGTTTATACCAGACCTATTCATTATAAAGTCACGAAATGCGAAGCTGATGGCTATTGATAGTCTCATCTTTTCACCACTAGAGAATGAGCCATACTCTGTCTCACCATTGGAGGTAATGAACTGATAATTAAGGTCTTTATCAAACATACATGTATAATCTGCACCCATGGATGCCAAATATGTTTGTATTTGTTTGTTTAACATCTTAATAAGGTCTGATACGACTAATCTTCTTATGTTGTCTTCACCTACAACCTTTTCTATAAAGTTGAGTATATTTTTATTTTCGACACACTTGTCTATCTGACCTTGTGTTTTTTGTAGGTCTTCTTTCTTTTTGTTAAGTAGTTCAGTAATAACAGGATCGTCAGATGAACCATCGAGTTCTCTTTTTATTATTAATAGTCTTGTATCAATCTCTGATAATCGTCTCTTTTTGCTCTCGACTTCTTCTTTTATATTTTTTAATTTATTTAAGTTGTTTTTAATTTTTTCATCGACAACCAGTTTTCCAATATTCTTAATTAGTTTTTTTAGCTTTTCTCTTTCTTCTATTATATTACTTGCCAAACTTTTCGCCTGTTCTTTTACATCATCTAGACCTAGTTTTTTAGAAACAATAGGTTTACTATGTTCGGATATTTCATTATAGGTGTCTATATATTTTTTAACATAGTTTATTTTATCTTCATATTCTTTCTTGAGAATGTTAGTTATTAATTGTTTCTTATTAGTTATCTGAACATCTAGAGACTCTCTTTTAGATTTTACACCGTTTATAAACTCTGTTATTGATTGTATACCGGACTCAATCTTATCGATGTCTATCTTTTCTGTAGACAAAAGAATTTGTCCCTTCTCGGTATTTAACTCTGTTTGTTCGTTCTCAAGTTTTTCAATTTTCTCTGATTTATTTATATCTCTTTCTTTTTGACCACTTTCAATATCAGTTATGTCACCTCTTTGTGTATATGCTACTCGTTCTACAGCCGTTAGTTCTTTTTCATTTTCCAAATTATCTTTGTGTATGTTTCTGTACATTTCACCAAATATCTTTAGATCAAATATGTTTTCGATAAACACTCTTTTGTCTTGTTTGGTCATTGAGAAAAAGCTGTAAGCCTGATCTGAGGTGAGTATGAAGGACCTTAAGAAAACTTCAAAGTCCGTTCTTAGAATATTCTTTTCTATGTAGTTTCTTGTTTCTCTACTGCTATGCTTTGTTAATTCATTTTCTTTTGATATTGAGTTTTTGTAAAGCTTGCAGTAACTCTTAAATGGTGATACAGATACACCGGAAACTATGACAAAGGGTTTGTCGTCAGCCTTAAAGTATAAGATAACTTCTGTATTTCTAACAGGTAGTTGTCTGTTTGATATTCTCTTAAGACTTACTTGATTTAACATCTTACCGAAAAGTGCAAAGGTGAATGCATTTATCAGTGATGATTTTCCGCATCCGTTCTTTGAACCAGGAATATCATTGTTTATACCTGTTATTAAACTTATACCCTTATTTGAATCGAAGTCAAATTGCTCTTTATCGAAACACATAAAGTTGTCGATTTTTATTTTTTCGAATGTCAGATTCAAAGCATTTGCTCCTGTGTTATCTCAAAATATTCTTTCACCTTTTCTAAAATTACACTCTTCTCAACAGAAAATTCCTGAAATATTTTATCGTCTAGAGATTCTACATATTGATTAATGTATTCTAGTTTTGAATTTTTATGATCTACATCTGGTTTGTTACTGTCATCATCTTCAAACTCTATAGAAAAGTCGTAATCTACAACACAAGGTTCTTTCGGCTTTTTTTCATTTATATGTGAGATAATCTCATTCAGTTTACCATAATCAAATTGTTTGTTCAGTATAAGTCTAACAAAGTTATTCTTGATATGTTTTTCTTTAAAAACTTCGTCTACAGGAAGTTTATCTACCGGTAAATCAGAAATAAAATATTTTCTGTGCATTGGTGATTCGTTGTTTTCGATAAACTCAACCTTTAGTGTATCGCAGTTTAAAATGTAGTGACCTCTATCGGAAGTTTTTGAGAATTTATTAAAATCACCCCATGTAAGCTGAAAAGGTGTTCCTAAAAATGTAAAGTTTCTATCTTTAATATTAAAGGTTCTTCTTTGGTGAATATGTCCACTATATATTTGACCACCCTTTTTACAAAGTTCGATAAACTCTCCTATATGTTTTTTTGAATTAGCTTTCTTAATTGTGGTGTTTTTATCTAGGTGTGGGTTTTCAGTTAGATCAAGATCAAAACCACTTTTAATCATTATGTTAGATATTTCAGCTTGTGAAACTTCTTCCGACATGTGATCTTCCATATAGGCTTCAATTAGATACTTATGTGATATATCAAAGTGGCCAAACATTCCATCATATTCTTCTTTTTGAAAGTGTTCAAGTTCGGATAGCCAGGGACATAAAAGAACTTTATTCTTTTTCATCATACACTCGGTTGGATTTTCGATGAGTTCAACATTTTTCATGTTTTGAAGCCACCTCATAGAGGATAAATTTGTTTCTGTGTTCGTTACCAGGTCATGATTACCTATGATAAAGATAAGCTTTGCATGTTCTGTTATCTTTTTTATCATTTCTATAGAGTAACACATTGTCTCTACAGCAATAGACGGTCTTTCATGATGCCAATCACCACCAAAAAGAACAGTTTTAATATTTCTTTCTTTTATTGTTTCTACGAGTCTGTTGATATAATCGTTTGCAACTTCTAATCTGGATTGTGCGTTTGATTTTATACCTACATGAATGTCAGAAAATACTAAAATTTCTTCATCATTTATCTGAATCATAATCTTGGAGTCCACCCTTATCTGCAATCATTCTAATTTCTTCAAATGCGTCTTTTGGAATATATCCAGTATCATCGATAAGCTTGTCTAAAGACATCACATTGTTAACGAGATGAAGCTTTTGTGAACAAATTAATTCATGTTGATTCATAACTTCATACCATTCTGGTTGTCTAAACGCATCTGCTAGTTGTGATATTGTATATGTACCTGTGTTTCCTATATTATACACACCATTTAGATTTCGTTTAAGTAATTCAATGGTTGAGTTTACTATCTCTTCGGTTGAGCATACCGTATTAAATTCGTTTAAAAACTTATTAAATTTTTCCAGTTTGTAAAGTAAGTTTTTAGGATCTTTATACTTATTAAATAATAATCTAGGTCTTAGTATTAAATCGTCTTTATTACAATGAAGTTCACCAATCATTTTAGATACTGTATAGTTACAGTGAGTTTCTGTCTTACCATTCTCGTATTTTAATCCTTGTGTATTTTCATACAGACAGCCTGTTGAGATGTGTACAAACTTTTTTCCATAAAATTTACAGAGATTGCTTAGATGTCTTACAAAGTCTCCGTTAATTGTTTGTACTTTTAGCCAGTTATTTTTGTCTTCGCAATACCTGGTATCTGATATACCTATACAGTTTACAATATTATCATATTTGTATAGTTCTTCTAAAAATACTTTACTGTAAGTGCCTTCTATTATCTCATCTACGTTGACGTAACTTCGGTCTTTAACGGTGAATCCATATCTTTCAAATTCTTTTCCTACAAAACCTCTACCTAAAACTAATGTTTTCAGTTTTACTTCTGACTCTGAAACCATTCTACTGTCCTCTTTAAATTTGATTTAAAATTAGATTTGATTTTATCCGTATCATAGATACAACTTAATTTAAAGTTATCAACTGCATATTTGAGATCATGCATGTTTCCTCTAGGGTCTTCTACAAATTCAATATGATTGTCTGAATCTGTGTCCAATATTTCGCAAATATTTTTAATAAGTTCAACATTAGATAGGTCAACACCACTTCCTAGATTTAAGTATTTCATGTGGCCGTTACTATTATCGGCCACTCCCCATATTACTAGTTTGGTTACAATATCTGCTGTATCTCCGACATACAACCATTCTCTTTCGTTTTTACCTTCACCATAAACAGGTATCTTCTTATCATTCTTAATACTGTTTAAGATTACTGGTATAAATTTTGTTTTATCTTGATATTCACCAAAGTTATTAGATGGTCGTAATATTAAATATTTTCCTTTTTCATGATATTCAATATTAGCTAAATTAATCATTTGCTCTGCGAATAACTTAGAAACTGCATATGGATTTCTGGGTTTAGGATATCGCTCTTCTTGAAATCTATCTTCATCTCCAAATTCTAGATGACCATAAATCTCATCTGTGGAGAAGTGTATAAGTCTTATATCATTTTTAAAGCACCATTTTGCAACTTCGTATGTACCTTTTACGTTTGTATGT